GTTTGAACAGATAAGCATTAGACTTGGCTGGCTCTGTGCAATTTGTGCTTCAGTATCAGTATCGTTCATTCCGCCTTGCTTGCAAAGTCCACGGTTATCGTTATTAACGCTATCTAGCATAATCTTTACTACTTCATCTTTGATCATATTTTCTTGCCTTTCTTCATCTGGAATAACTCTAAGTGTATCATAAACTCTCTTTTTTGCCAAATTGAACTGATCAATAGATGCATCATTATATATTGGTTTTCTATTATTTTTCAGGGAAGAAATAGCGGTAGTTCCTGTTCCACCAAATAGATCTGCCACAGTATCTCCTTCTTCAGAAAAAGCGTTAATAAGAATATCTGCTATCTCTATCGGAAACGCATCGCCTACAAATCCCATATTTTGATATTTGATAACATCATCTAGAATCCACTCTTGATTAATAATAAGGCTGTCCAAACCTTTAATCTTATATTTGGAATCTTTGTTTTTTCTTATTTGCAAGATAAGGTTAATTAAAGGCTGGTCCTGACCTTTTATCTTTTTTACTATGTTCCATATCAATATTCTATCTATGAATAAGTTTGTGCCTTTAAGTACATCTGCTATCGCAATAATTCCTTCATAAAAATTTGGAACAATAAGTAAAATATTTCCCTCATCTTTAAGCGCATCTGCCATATTGTTAACATATTCAATAAGGGCATTGCTAAAGTCTTCTAACTCTATTACGTGTTGCACCTGAAGAGTTGAATCTCCACCATATCTTTCGTCATCCTTCATTGAAAAATACGGCGGGTGAACTAAAAATAGATCTACGCTTTTTGGCGAAAGAAACACATCCCTAGCATCCCTATTATAAAACTCTACTTCCATTCTATCTCCTGATCATATGTAACACTATACTCGCCACCAAAGATTTCAGCGTATGAGATTATATCTCTATTATATCTTATAACGGTATTGACACCTACTTTGTCTGACATATACTTCATACCCTGGACTAATGGCTCAAAACTCATCTCCTGGCCTTCTAGGGCCTTATTTAGGGTATCCAGGTATCTTTCCTTGCCGTATCTTTTAGATACAAATGCTTGGTCTACATATTCAAATCTTGCATCTCTATCATTATCCCTTGCAATGTCCGAATTGTCTGTTATGTACTTTACTGCAGGATGATCCATCCGTGTAGACCAGTTTCGCATGTTATCGCTGTACTTCTCCATATTCTTTAGAGTTGAATCAGCGAAAGCCATGCGTATAAGGTCAGAGGCGGAGGTTTGAACCTCTGTTGCGAAACTTATCAAAAAAGCGGTTGCATATGGAAACTTGTCAGTATATGTCGTCACGCCGAAGTGTACATTCGGATTAAACGACTCAACTGACATACCGTCTTCAAGCAATCTCATATGATTGCCGAGAGATACATACTCTTGCCGATTCATATCGCAGTCTACGAATAAACATTCCTCTGCATTGATCCCGTCGGCGAGACATAAAATATTTTTATCATATGATCCTACTATTTTCGAACCGTTAAAACGCTCTAATAATTTTGCGGTCATAAAGCCATCCATATCGGGGGATATAATTAAATTTTTAGAATACCCTAAAGTTTCAAGTATGTCTGTTTTCATTTTAGTAAAATACCCCTTATAATAATCTAGTTATGACAATTCAAGATTGGGCTGCTTTAGCCGTATCCGTACTTACAATTGTAGCAGTTGTTGCTGGCTCAATCAAGTGGCTTGTAAAACACTATCTCGTCGAACTTAAGCCGAATTCTGGGTCAAGTCTCAAAGATCAGGTTTCAAGACTAGAAGATCGCATTAATGAAGCAGAAGCAAAAAGAAAAGATATGGATCGCAAATTAGATCATATGTATGAAATTCTTATTGAATATATAGCAAAGACTAAATAAATGATTCCTAAAATAATTTGGCAAACACACGAACTCCCATATATCGAGTTACCCACTTTTCAAAAAAATATTATAGAAACCTGGAAACACTTAAATCCAGGCTGGGAACATCGGTATATTGACGCAGAAGAAAGATCTAAACAAGTAAAAGAATATGATAGTTTACTACATAGTTATTATTTATTAGTAGGAAAAGTTCATCAAGCAGATATTTGGAGATCTATTGCTATTTATAGAGATGGAGGAATATATGCTGATATGGACTCTATCTGTGTTAAATCAATAGAAGAAGCAATAGAACCTAATTATAAAGGAGAGCAAATAATATGTTCTCCAATAGGATTTCAAAACAGTGGGGTCAATAATTCAAATTTTGGAGCAATAAAAAATAGTAAAATTATGAAATTGATTATAGATACTTATTTTTTAAAATATGAAAGTTGTAGTATAGAAGAACTCGAATCTTTTGAACATGGATATCCAGAAACTGTTTTATTTTCAAAAATAATACAAGAAAATAAAAAACTTGTCTATTTTAATAACGAATACTTTAATCACGCAGAAGAGTATAAAACTAATTTTGACAATAATCAGAAGCATTCTTAAAATTAACTATTTAATACTATATACTATATATAAGATATCTTGTAAATACAAACCTTAAAGATAGTTCTTCTTTCTTATATATATTTAGTATACACTATCCGACATCCTGACACTTTATGACAAAAGAGTACAAAACGGACATTACCTATTATAACAATTTGATAACTTTAAATATTACTGTCCGAATTGTACTGATATGATATACTTTAATCTGACTAGTACTCTGGTTTGTCTCTCATACCCACCAGCCTGAGTACTAGTCTTTTTTTTATGGTATAATCAAGTACTATGACTATGTGTGGACCAGAGGTTTTTGGAGCAGATCCAGCCAGAATTAAATGGCAAATTGTTAGAGGAGATACCTCTCCGCTTCGTGTTGAGTTTTTAGAAGATGACGAAGAAACATATTTTGATACCTCTGATTGGACCTTTGAGGCTACTGCTTATGATCCACAGTCTGATGCTTTAGATTCCCTGGAAATTACAGCAGAAGATGGGTATGTTGATATTATGGCACCTGCATCTATTACTCAATTATGGGGTACTGGTTTTAAATCAGTTGTAACAGAATTAACATTTGATCTTCAAGTGACTATTGATGGAGAAACAACCTGGACACCTTTGATTGGAACTATCTCTGTGCTTGGGGATGTTACAGGTAGCCTATAATGGCAGTAGTAAAAGTTACAACTCCAAGACCTGAGTTGCCACCAGTAATTAGAATTAAAAATAAAACTTTTAAAGTAAATAAATAATATAGTGAGATAATGTCTATATGGCTGCTTCTAAATCTATGGACTTTCCAGGTGCAAAAAAATCTTCATATGCTGCACAAGTAGAACAAAGTCAGGCATCTCCATACCAAGAAAACACACTATCATTTCTTCCAGTTCCTGGACCAGTAGGTCCTCCAGGACCAGCAGGCAAAAACGGAATAGATGGAAAAGAAGGACCTCAAGGACCAGAAGGAAAGCAAGGTCCTAAAGGATCTGCAGGGCCAAATGGCAAAGATGGAATAAGTTCTCTATCATCTTCAGGTCAGCAAGCAGGATGGGCTTCATATACAAACGATATTACAAAACCAACCAAACTTGGCATATCTCAAGGAGACGATGGTTGGGTAACTCTTATTCTTGATACAAAAGATAAAGTCCAAAATGAAACCTATCTTCCTAAAGGCTGTACCAGTCTTTGGAATAGTCATCAAAGGGCTCTAAACTTCCACGGTATAAAAGAAGGATCCCAAATATTCGTAACATACAACTTTGAAATAACTACCTATACGGCTAACACTGAGGTTTGGTTAAGGACCTACTTTGCAAGCAATGATCAGGAGTTTGTTCAGTTAGTCGGATCTTTTAAATACCAAAATTCCTACAACCTTTCAGTTACTCAGAATATATTTATTGAAAACAAGGCTATGTGGGGCAATGGGGCTATTCCTCAGATTAGAACAGACTTTGACGCTTCCGTAATTTTCAATTCTGTCTATGTCAGCGTGGTATAATAAAACTATGGCATTTCCAGGCGAACTCAATATAAATTATTACAAGGGTGATACACACGAATTTAAGGTATACCCTCAAAAAACTGATGGCTCTATTTTTCAATTAGATGACTATAGCGGTGCTACTTTTACAATTGCAGAAATTAGAGGTGCGGCAGGAGTTCCAGATCAAATTCTTGGAAGCGCAATAATCTCAACAGATGGAACATATATTACTTGCGCTATTACTCCAGAAAATGGTGATGATATGGATGCATCTATAACCTATGTTTATGATGTTCAAGTTTATGCTCCAGGCTCAGGAACCTATGATAAAGTTCTTACACTTTTAACTGGATCTATTTCAGTAACAGATGACGTAACTCAGGGCTATGAAAGTTAATGACAAACGTATTTGTATCTTCTGAAGATGTTAAAGTAATTGGTGGCACAGCAAATGTTAATGTCGAAGTTGATTTTGGACCACAAGGAGATAGGGGTAGTATTTTCCTTGTAGGAAACGGAAATCCAAATGGAGTAACACATTCCACTACATTACAATTACTTGATCTTTATATAAATGTTCAAGCAACAGATGATGACTATATGGGTCTTTATCAATACGTAAACGTTTCTGGTGTTAATACTTGGATATTAACTGGAACATTGATAAAAGATAAGTTTAGCGTTGTAAGAAGTGTTGGTTTTACAAATGGCACGACAACAAGTGAAGTAGACTTTAGAGTATCCAACATTGCACCACAAAGTCTTGTTGGTGGTCTAACAGCAGCAAATTTTAATGTTCAGTGTACATTTTCTGACCCTACAAAACCTATTGCACATTCTATTGTAATTAAGCCTTTGGAATTTGAAGCAGGAACTGGGGATCAAATCCTTCCAGTTGATATAAATGCCGTTGAATTTTCAGGTGGGAGTTGGATTAGTTTAAATAGAACAGTTTCTGTTCATTTCCTAATTACGGTGGTATAATATAAAATGGTGATATGTAATGGCTGAATATATTAATGAGGAAGCAGATGGCTCTGGGATATACCCAACCAAGATACCTGGCTATGATGACGCTGCCGATATTAAAGAGGCTTTAAGACTTTATCACTATGGATCAACAACAATTCCTACAGAATATAATCTTGGTACTGCAAGCGGAATTAATACAAAGTCAATAGCAGGATATCTTGAAGTTTTAAAGAAAGCAGACGAAACACACGAAGCAGATACTACAAATATCCACGGGATTGCAAATACCGCACTTTTAGCAACTCAAACATACGTTACAGATGCAATTGCTGGTGTAACAGGAGATTATGAAGATCTTGCTGGAGTAGGAATTGACTGGAATGCAGGAGATGGACAGTTTGATATTGCAGACTCTCTTTTATTGGTTTCTCCAAAAGAAAAAATAGATATATCAGCAACTGCTGCTACTGGAACTATAAATCTTGACGTTAGTACTGCATCTGTTAATATTCGTACATCTAATGCTACCGCAAACTATGTTTTAAATGTTAGAGGTAGTTCATCAGTTACATTAAATTCTTTAATGGAAATTGGAGAATCTATTACAGTTACTTTTGAATCACCAAATGGCTCAACAGCATATTATGCTACTGGATATACTATTGATGGTAACTCAGTTACTCCTAAATGGCTGGGTGGAACAGCCCCAAGCGTAGGAAATGTTAGTGCAACAGATTTATATATGTTGCAAATTAGAAAAACTGCCAACGCTACCTTTACATGTCTAGCATCTCTATCTAAGTTTGCTTAGTTAGAAAGGGAGAGCGATGAGTCCTTTATTCCGTAACCCCAGCAGTATAGGAATATTTCTTTCATCACTTGTTGCACCAACACCAACACCTACTCCGACACCAACTCCGACACCAACACCGACTCCAACACCGACTCCAACACCGACTCCAACACCACCACCAACACCTACTCCTACTCCTACTCCAACACCTACTCCAACGCCTACTCCTACTCCAACACCTACTCCAACTCCGACACCAACTCCGACTCCGACTCCAACACCAGAACCTCCTACTTTTTCTATTACAAGCACTTCTTCAACACACAATACTATTTCATACTCTTGGGGACCTGCTCCTGTAGGAACTGTAGATTATCGTATTTTCTATGCTTTAGTAGATAACCAGTCTTCTGCAATCATAACAACATCAACATCTGCTACATTTAGTGGACTATCTGAAAGCACAACTTATTCAGTTTATGTTTCAGCAAGAAATTCAGAAGGAACAATATTGGCAAGTGCTAATTCATCTATTACAACTACGGCAATACCTGTTCCAACACCTACCCCAACACCAACTCCTACACCAACACCGACTCCAACACCGACCCCTACACCGACCCCTACTCCAACCCCTACTCCAACACCTACTCCAACACCTACTCCAACACCTACTCCAACACCAACCTTACAAACATTCTACGCTTGCTGTTCTGACAGCCCAATAGTTAGCGGACAATACCAAGGTTCAGGAGAAGCAGGAGATGCTTTAAATATTAAGTGTGGTCAGGCAGCACCTGGCAGTTACAGAGTTGGTGCAGTATCTACAGATATTAACGCTTTGGCTTGCTACCCTCCTCCACCATTCTTCCCACCTTCATTCCCATTCTTCCCACCTGATTTTACGCCAACACCTACACCAACACCTACACCAACACCTACACCTACGCCAACTCCAACACCTGTTACACCAACTCCACCGTTCTTCCCATTCTTCCCAACCTTTACGTCTGGCCTAATGCTTTAAAATTAGTTTTAAACTAATGTGTTTTATTTTTAAGTTATAAAGTTAGGTATGATATACTTTTATGATGAAAGAAAAGTTTGCTTGGGAAAAATATAAAGAAAATCTTGGAGAAACAAGACCTTGGGATATGCTTGATAAAACAAAATATACAGAAAATATTTTAGCAAAAGAAAGATTATCTATTTGCAAGCAATGTCCAGAGTTAATAAAACTAACAACACAATGCAAAAAATGTGGATGTTTTATGGCAGCAAAAAGCAAATTGGCAGAAGCAACTTGCCCACTAGGAAAATGGTAGATAATGATAAAAGAAGAAATAGCCCCAGGAATAGTTGTTTACAACAATGTAATACCTAACAGTGAAAATCTTTGTGTAGACATTGAAGAAGGTATTACGTCAGCAGGTTTATCATGGACTGCAGCATCAGTTAAAGAAGGATCTGCCCCTATGGTAAATACTAAAACAAGAGACACACAATCATTTGGTGTTGGCTATTTAGGTGAAATCAAAGACATCTCAGATACTTTTAATATGTCAGAATTCTTTTTTGTTAGTTTAAATAATTTATTCTTTGAAAATTTTGATCCTATTGAAAAAGACTATATGAGTACATACGGAGTAGGCTCAGAGTGGCACGATTCCTATGGTGTTTTAAAGTATGGACAAGGACAACAGTTTACAAACCACATAGATGATCATCCTTCATATCATAGAAGAATCTCTACGGTATACTATTTAAATGACAACTACATTGGTGGAGAAATAAACTTTCCCAGATTTAATATTACTTTTAAACCAAAAGCAAACCAAATGATAGTATTCCCCTCAACATATGTTTATAATCATTCGGTATCCCCAGTTATTGAGGGCGAAAGATATGCAGTGGTTAGTTGGATGAAATGAAAGACCCGCTGTTAGTTAATGATGTTTTGAGTCCAGAAGATTATGCAATCCTTACTAGTGCCGTCTTAAATCCAAAATCTTTTGAGTATCAAGAGGGCTTTTCAAGATATATTATTGCAGACAATAATCTTCCACTACTGACAGAACTTGCAAATAAGTTAATTCCTACTGCAAGAAAAGCATTTAAAAGCGACACTTTGATTCCAACATATACTCTTTTTTCTCATTATGAAGGACAAAACCCTGTACCAAGTTTATATAAGCATAAAGATGATAATGCTTGTACTTACACTCTTGATATGTGTGTTTATCAAAATGATCCGTGGGATTTGTGGGTAGAAAACAAGAACTATTGTCTTTATCCTAACCAGGCATTAGCATACTATGGAAATGATCAATTACATTGGCGTGAAGAATTTCCTAATCCAGAAACAAATCGTGTTGCAATGATATTTTTTCACTTTGCAGAACCAGATCATTGGTATTTTACAAAAGGACCAGACTATTTACGGGTAATTAGAAAAGAAATAACACAAGATCAATGGGAGAATAGTATAAAGTGAAACATATTTTTTTTCAACTTTGGAATGCTGGATTGTTTAACCAAGTGCTAAGTTTAGAATTAGCAGCAGGGCTTGCTCACGAAACTAAAAAACCAATAACAGTTCATTTTTTTTGTCATGATCCAAATAGAAAAATATATATCTCTACCCCAAGTATACATTTTAATGATCAAAGAAATAATTTTACAGATCGCTCTTTTAAAAATAACCCTCACCTTTTAGACTTGTTTGATGTTGATGCAGATTTAATTATTGTTAATGAAAAAATTGATTCTTTTAAACAAGAAGAATTTGTTATAGATGAGTTAGCAACTAAATATTACTATAGCAAAGAAGCAGAAATATCTGATGATGAATTATTATTTGCAGAGGGCAGAGAAAGACTTACTTTTGATAAAAATATACATCTAAAAGGTACTTTGGGAGTCTATTCAAGATTTTTTTATAATAGAAGTCCTGAGTTAAATGAAGTTTTGTCTTCAGTTAAGCCTAAGCAGATCTATCGGGATTTGGCTAAAAAAATATCAGAATCTCTTGGTAATTTTCAAGGAATACATTTAAGGTTGTCAGATCATATTGTAAGCACAGACTATCACAAAGAAGAAATAGTCAATGAATGGATAACTAAATATGAAAATAATGGTCTTCCTATTGTTTTATCTACAGATGAACCAAGTCACCCAATAGTAAATAAAAATAAGCATAGATTTATTATGTTAGATGAGTATATAGTAAATAACTTTAGAGATGATTTTATGTCCTTGCCGTTTCAGGATGAGGTAGTTTTTGGCCTTATTTGTAATTTAGTTTTACATGACTCAGTAAATTTTGTAGGAAAATCAGGAACTACTTACACATCATATATTCACAGAAACAGGAATCAAAAAAATATTGAAACTTGGGATTTCTTTGATAATCCACCAAAAGCAGAAGGTCTTCCATATTCTTGGAATAATTATCCTAGACCAAATGATCAAAAAATGTGGTGGAGAGAGTGGCCAGAATCAAAATGTTAAAAAACAAAGTAATTATAAATGCTTGGACAGGCCGATTTGGTAATAGAATGCACGAGTATGCATTTGCTAAAACATATGCAAATAAAAACAATATGGACCTTGAACTGTTTTCAAAATGGGAAGGATCTGTAATGTTTAAAAATGCAACGGAGCCTTTAATAGAATTTGCAGAGTTGCGAGAATATTTAAAAGATGGTTGGAGACCAAGAGAAGAAAGAGAGAACGAAACATTAAAATATTATCCAGGATCTGTATACTGGAATGGCAACTGGCACCCAGAAGACCCATACAAAAATAATAATTGTACAATAATTACTAATGATACTAATGCATATCAAGAATCTATATTTGATCAAATGGATTTATCTTATATAAAGCATATTTTTGAATTAAGTGATTTAATAAAAGAATCTGAAACTTATAAATATTGGGAGTCAAAAGCAGGAACTTATGATGTTGCACATCTTCGTAGAGGTGACATTGCAGACATCAACTACAATTTAAATAATGATCAGGGATATTCTGTAGTTTCAAAAAATTCTTACTTTTCTGCCTTTGAAAAATTTGGTTATGATAAAGATAAAATTGAATGGATATCTGACGACCATACAAAAAAATGGCATCCAGATAGGCCAGATATGGTTTTTTTGCCATGGTCTTATCCAGAAGGCGCTCAGTTTGATAAAAAGATAGTCTTTGATTTTCTTGATGATTGGTTAAAAATGTATTTTGCCAGAACAATATTTAGAGGAAATAGTAGTTTTTCTTTTTGGGCAGGACTGCTATCTCCAACAGCAAAGGTTTATTCTTGCATTATAGATAAACAATTAATTTATGGTCGTAACGGACTTACAGAAGAAATTGATTTAGAATTTACCGAAGGTAATGAAAACCACTGGATGTATTCAGATACACCAAGAAAGATAAGGATACGATGAAAACAGCGCTAGTTCTTGGAGCAGGAGGCTTTATAGGAAGCCATATGGTAAAACGTTTAAAGTCAGAAGGGTACTGGGTACGTGGGGTAGACCTAAAGCACCCAGACTTTTCAGAAACAGAAGCAGATGATTTTATTGAAAGAGATTTGTCAGTATATGAAAATGTTGAAAAAGTAATTCAATTTAAGGGGTATTCTGGTAATTTTTATTCAGAAATACCATACAAATTAATAACAGCATTTGATGAAATATATCAGTTTGCAGCAGACATGGGTGGTGCTGGATATATTTTTACTGGAGAAAATGATTCTCAGATTATGGAAAACTCTGCACTTATAAACCTTAACCTATTAAGAGCGCAGTCTAGACTTAATGAAAAGTATGATATTAATAAAACCAAAATATTTTATTCAAGTTCTGCCTGTATGTATCCTGACTATAAGCAGTTAGATGTTAATAATCCTGGACTTAAGGAGTCTGATGCATACCCTGCAGATCCTGACAGCGAGTATGGCTGGGAAAAACTATTTAGTGAAAGAATGTTTTTAGCCTTTAATAGAAACAACAAGATCCCAGTAGCCATTGCAAGATATCATAATATTTATGGACCAGAAGGAACTTGGGATGGTGGAAAAGAAAAGGCCCCAGCAGCAATATGTCGAAAAGTTATACAATCAGATGGCTTTATAGAAATTTGGGGGGATGGAGAACAAACACGATCATTCCTATACATCGATGAATGCATAGAAGCAACAAGAAGGCTTATGGAGTCAGACTTTACTGGCCCTGTTAATATTGGATCTGAAGAGATGGTGACAATTAATCAACTGGTGGATATTGCCTGTAGTGTTGAAGGAAAAACTTTAAGTAAAATGCACATACCTGGACCATTAGGAGTAAGAGGAAGAAATTCTAATAATGATTTGGTTAGAGAAAAACTAGACTGGGATTACTCAATGTCTCTTAGGGATGGAATTCACAAAACCTATAATTGGATTAAGAATCAAATAAATGAGTAGGTCTGAAGTTGTAAAAGAAGTTTTTATGCCAGACGGAATTGGTGCACAACTTTGGAGAAAACTTTATTTTATGTCATATGCAAAATATTATAATTTGTTATTTGAGGACACACCAATTACAGATTTTTTAATTCACGAATCTGATAGGGTTTACAGCGAAGAAGAAAAAATTAAATTTATAGACAAGTTTAATACAATATTAAAAAATCCTTGGAAAGATATAGATTTTTCTAATAAAGATAATTTTTTTCTTTCTGAAAAGGTAGGATTGGGTTATTCTAACCTATATGGAGACGCAGGAATAATAAAACCCCCATATCCATTTTTGGAAGTTGCAAAAGAGTTTAGTACTATAGAACAAACTGAAAATAATGTAATTATTCATATACGAAGAGGAAATGTAATTCCAGAAAACCCAAGGTGGGTAGAAGAGTCCGTTTATCTAGATATGTTGCAACTTTTACCAGATTTTTTAAACAAGTTAAAAATTGTACCAGACAGGGTAATAATTTTGACAGATGCTTCAGATACAAACAAAAGATATAAGCCTATAAATCAAAAACAGTTAGATAAATGGCAACAAGGGCATTTGTATAAAGATGAAAACGATTCTTTTGAAACTACTTCTATAAACTTTCAATTATTTAGAGATGCGTACCCAGGTATTGAAATTTTAAATAATTTAGATACCTACACAGCCTTTAACATGATGGTAATGGCAAAAGTTTTGATAACTGGGAGATCTGCATTTAGCCAGTCTGCTGGCTTGCTATCAAAAAATATAGTTGTAACAATTGACGATTTCCGTAATTCATTTAAAAATATACAATAAAAATACCCCCAAAGATTTCTCCAAGGGGGTAATTTATTTTATAAACTACTTAGGAAATTTTTTCATCCAAGTTTTAGTTCTTGGGGTAATGCCCTTCCAAGAAGACCAATCTTCTCCGCCATTCGTCATATAGTAAGCAATCTCTGCATTCTTGACGGGATTGAATAGTTCTGCATTAGAGTCAAGATCAAACTTTTCTCTACGGTCAGGACCAAGGTTGTCAATCATATTAATTTGGAACATTCCATAAGACGAGTCACCAGTCTTGTGGTTACCGTTAAAAGCCAATGGTCGTCCATTAGACTCCTTTTTAGCAACTGCCCAAGCAACTACAAGGTCTTTACCCTTGAAGCCAACCAAGGACAGAAGTTCCTTTAGTTCTAAATCGGTTAGAGAAACCTTATTCTCAAAACTCTCTAACCTTTTAGCCTTAGAAACCAAAAAAACCTCTTTCGAGGCGGGTTCTACTGTCTGAGCCTGTTCTATGCTCAAGTTGTTTTTCGTATCAAAATCTGAATTAGCATTGGCAGTGTTAGACAAAACCGTTACTAATGCTACGATACTGAGTGTGCTAATGATCTCTTTGTTTCTTTCGATAAATTTAATCATAGTTTCCTCCTTAGAAAACAATAACACCCTGGTAGGTGTTACTAACTAGTATAACATGATTTTTGCCAAAAAGTCAAATTTGGGTGTATAATTATTTTATTATGACTACATATGCTAATTCTACCACGGGAGTTACATATCCCCTGGAAACATCACCAGTAAATGTACACGGAGATTTTAAAAAATTAGCAGAATCCCTTGATGCAATTCTACCAGCATATGGCGTATCATATTTTCAGATTAATGTAAAAAATAATAGCGGGGCTTCAATAAGTGCTGGAGTGCCAGTATATGCAACAGGGTATTCAACAAAAACCACAATAGCAAAAGCACTTCCATCTACATCTTCTCCAATATTAGGATTATTAAAAAACACTACAGCAAACGGATCTGATGGAGTAGTAGTTGTTGCTGGAGTTATGGAAGGTTTGAATACTTCAAGTTTTGTTGCAGGTGAGGTTTTATATGTTGGAACATCTGGGGGACTAACAAATGTTAGACCAACAGGAGGATCTGCAGCAGTTGGTATATGTGCATATGCAAATAATCTAAATGGCATAGTTATAGTAGAGGCAAAAGGAAACGGTACCTGGGGAGCACTCAGAGACGGTTTGTCGTGATATAATAAACAAATGGCAACTTTAAGAGGATCGCAAACATCATACGATATTGGAAATAAACCACCTACAGTTGTTTGGACTGTAGTTCGTGGAGATACTTCTGGCTTTAAGGTTTATGTAACAGACGATGCAAAAGTCCCGCTAGTTTTAAAGGGTTCTGGATCTCAATGGGCTATCGCTATGAAAATTAAGCGTCCAAATCTTGCGTCAAACCTTGGTGTTATAACAGATGATGCAACACTTGTTTTGTCTTTAACTCCCGTTGCAGATTCAGATGACCTTGTTGGAGAGTTTACGGTTTCGCTTACAGCAGCACAGTCAGTACAACTTCAAACAGGAGACATCTTTGACATTCAATTGTCAGATCCTACAAGAGTTTGGACGGTTGCTCAGGGTAGCCTAAAGATTCTTGAAGATGTAACAGACTAATGGCAACAGCAATAATCCTTGATAATCTACAAAATAAAACAAAACGAATCTTTCCAGTAAATTATCCAGAAGTACAAATAGAAGAATTTACAAGAAAAACAGTTATAACCGAAGTACTTCCTTTTAGGGTTAAGTTTTCAGCAATTCAGATTCAGGATATTGGTTTGGGTAATACTCCAGGTATT